CCGATGGGGGTGCTGCGAGTGGATGGTCGGGCCGCTGCTGGAGGCCGGGGTGGACAAGCGCCGGGTTGATGTGATATCCCCATACAACTCAGATGATGCAGCTTTATACAAAGGTTTGGCTGTTGTACGGCCGGAGTTCATTCCTCACAACGTTCCGAACTGCGCATGGCACATCTTCGATGGGAAAGAACACCTTTTCTACGCCACGGACACCGGCACGCTGGAGGGCATTGAGGCTAAGAGTTACGACCTCTACATGATAGAGGCGAACCACACAAGAGCCGATCTGGAGGCCCGTATGGAGGCCAAGCGAGCCGCCGGAGAGTTCTCCTATGAGTGGGCCGCCGCACAGAACCATTTGAGCAAGGAGCAAGCTGAGGAATGGCTATACCAGCAGATGGGGCCGAATAGTCAATATATTTTCCTGCATCAGCACCAGGGAAAAGGTGGGTGAACTGCTTGGAACGTGACCAATTTACCTTTTACCGCAGCTTCTGGGAGGCGTTAAAAGCGCTTCCGAAGAAGGACCAGCTTCCCTTTGTGACGGCGATTTGTACTTATGTGTTCGAGGGAGAAAGCAAGTCATTAACAGGACAGGCATCCGCTTCCTTTTTGCTTGTAAAACCGATACTTGACAAAGCAAGCAAAAAGGCAGCAAACGGGAAGCGAGGCGGAAGCAAACCGAAAGCAAACCGGAAGCAAACGGAAAGCAATATAGAGGGAGAGATAGAGGTAGAGGGTGAGGTAGAGAGAGAGGAAGAGAATGAGAACGATAGTTATATACCCCCTACCCCCTCTTCCAGGGGGAAACGCTTTTCACCTCCGACAGTCGATGAAGTCAGGGCATATTGTCAGGAGCGGAACAACGGGGTAGACCCAGAGTCGTTTGTTGCTTTCTACGCCTCCAAGGGCTGGAAGATCGGTCAGTCTCCCATGAAGGACTGGAAACAGGCTGTAATCACCTGGGAAAAGCGCAGGAAGCAGGAAGGGAAGGAAAAACCTACTGCCCAAAGCATGAACGACGAGACGTGGAAGTACATCCGGGAAATGTATCACCACAAGGAGGAACCATGAACAGCAAACAAAAAGGCAAGCGCGGAGAGCTGGAATGGGCCAGCTATTGCCGTGGGCAGGGCTATGACTGCCGCCGCACGGCTCAGTATTGCGGGAACACCGGGGACGCCTCTGACGTTGTAGGGCTGCCCGGCATCCATCAGGAAGTCAAGCGTGTGGAGCGGCTGGATTTGGAGGCAGCCATGGCCCAGGCCAAGCACGATGCGCCTCCTTGGGAATATCCCATTGTAGCCCACCGGCGGAGCCGCTGCGAGTGGCTGGTGACGATGCGGGCGGAGGACTGGTTTTCCCTGTACCGGGAATGGGAGGCAAGTCATGACAACTAAGAAGCTGCAAACCATTCTGGAGATGGTGGACCGGGGATGCCTCCAGAAGGACATTGCCAAAGCGGTCAATGTGTCCGTTTCGACCGTCAGCATCTGGGCCCGGAAATATGGGCGTGTGCGGATACCGCGTCGCTACTGCCTGAAGATGTACACCATCTACGGCAAGGACGGGCAATACGCCTTTGAGGGCACCGCCCGAGAGTGTGCGGAATATCTGGGCATCCAATACCAGTCCTTCCGGCGGATGGCGTCCCAATACCAGCGTTACGGCAAGGGCCAGTACGCAGTCTATCCGTCGGAGGTGGAAGCATGAGAGCCGCCCGCTGGAAAGGAAGAGAGCATGACTGAGCATTTTGCATCATGGTCCGGCGGCGCAGACAGTACGGCAACAGCCCTGCTTGCTCTCGAGCACGGGGAGCCTTTGACAGCCTTGGTATACTGTGAGGTCATGTTTGATGCGCATACCAGCGGAGAGGTCCCGGAACATGCAGATTTTATCCACGGGATAGCAATCCCGTGGTTTGAGGAACATGGCGTGCGCGTGGAGGTTCTGCGATCTCAAAAGACGTTTATGGACGTGTTTTGGCACCAGATCAAAAAGGGGTTGCGGGCCGGAAAGTATCAAGGATTCCCGTCGCCGGGGTTTTGCAAGGTGCAAGATCGCTGTAAGACACCTCCGCTGGGCCGGTTTCGCCGGGCGCATAAAGGAGCAGTACAGTATATCGGATATGCAGCAGACGAGGACGAAAGACTGCTGCGCCTGGGCGGGCAGAAAATATCCCTGCTGCAGAAATACGGATACACCCAGAAGGATGCGCGCGAACTCTGCCGGAAATACGGGCTCCTCTCTCCAGCCTATGAGTTCTGTAAGCGTGGCGGGTGCTTCTTCTGCCCAAATACCAGTGACAATGAGTTCCGACATTTGCGGGCACACCATAGGGAGCTATGGGATAAGCTCTTAGAGCTCCAACACGTGGAAAACGTTGCTTTCCCTGGGCGGTTCCGGACAGATGACAACATCATTTACATGGGGTCCAGGTTTGACCTGGAAGAACGGCAGATCACATGGGAGGATTTAGGACTATGACGGATGAAAAGCGCGCCCTGCTGGGCGGCAAAGAGGCGGCGAAGCTATGAGAGTGCTGGTGGCTTGTGAAGAGTCTCAGGAAGTGTGCAAAGCATTCAGGGCGCTGGGGCATGAAGCATACAGCTGCGACATTGAGCCGTGCAGCGGAGGCCATCCTGAGTGGCACATCCAATGTGACGCGTTGGAGATGCTGAAAATGCAGTGGGACATGATTCTGGCGTTTCCACCGTGTACTGACCTTGCTGTAAGCGGGGCGCGTTATTTTGCCGAAAAAAGGGCAGACGGAAGGCAGCGGAAGTCTATAGATTTTTTCATGAAATTTGCAAATGCTGACTGCCCGAAAATCGCAATTGAAAATCCGGTGGGCATTATGAGCACTGTCTGGCGCAGGCCGGACCAGATCGTTCAGCCGTGGATGTTCGGCCATGGGGAAACAAAGGCCACCTGCCTGTGGCTGAAAGGACTGCCTCTGCTTACGCCGACAGATATTGTGGATGGCAGGGAACAACGTGTATGGAAAATGCCACCCAGTGCAGATCGGGCAAAACTGAGAAGTCGAACCTATCGTGGTGTTGCACTGGCTATGGCTGAACAATGGGGAGGCATTTGTGATGGATGACATTAAATTAGCGATGCTCGGCTCAAAAGAGGCGGCCAGACGGCTGACGGAGGCGGGGGTGCTGGTGCCATGTTGTTGTGGTTATGATGCTCACATCAAGTACGATGAAGGCCAAGGATACAAGGTTTGCTGTGGAAGCCTTACATGCGGGAATGAAACATTATGGTGGGGAGACAAAGGGACCGCAATTCAAGTTTGGAACACCCGCGCACCGATTCTGAGCGCGGAGGAAATTCAAAAATTGGAGGAGAACACATGAAATCTGCAAGGATTTACACCAATGACCTGAACCGGCTAATTGCGGCTACCAAGTCTTTTGTGAGTGATAGTGATCATCGACCCTGCAACCAGTACATCAAATTGGAGTTTCATGCGGCAGACAATCAGGTCGTGGCAATGGCCGTTGACGGATATCGGATGTCTGTAGAACATTCCGTTATCAGTGATTGCGACGAGGACTTTGTGGCGTTCATTAAGAGCAATACCAAACTCCGCAATAAGCAGTATGCAACCATCTCTCTGACCGAGGATGGGAAAGAGGCTGTAATCCGGTGCGGTGGGTTCTCGTTCGGATATATCCAGCCGCAGGACAGCGGATTTGAATGGGAAAAGGCAATCCCAACCAGCGAGGTAAAGTATCGAATTGGCTTCAATGGGAATTACCTTCTGTCTGCATTGCAAGCGGCGAAAGTCTCTGCTGACGGCAGTTTTAGGCAACCGGTCATTTTAGAATTTCGCAGCAATATTGAGCCGATTCTTCTCCGTACCAATAAGGAGGACATTAAGATGGTTCTTCCTGTTCGTATCAAGGAAGATTGAGCGGAGGAGATGGAGATGCTGGAGAAGCTGGAATGAAGAACCCGGGAGAATATGTTGACATTGAGGACCCAGCCTTGCAAGTCAGAACAGACGAGAATGGAAACACCGTGGCCTCTGCAACGATACAGGCGGTTGTCCTCTGGAAAGAAGATATCGAAAACTACATCATGGACGAGATCATCAAGATGTGCAAGGAGCACGGAATTACGGACCTGTATGTGCTGAACCGGGATTTCATCCTGTCAGCCATCAGGGAGAAGATGGAAAGGGAGGCCCAACTATGAAGCTGGAAGAAGCAATCGCAAAAGCTAAAATTTTGAATGATAGCCTTAAAGAACTGACCGATGAATACGAGGGTCAAGGTTCGTTTATAGCGGCTGGTATGGCTGTGTCGTTCAAGCTTGTATTGGACACTATCCTCACCGCCCTCCGCCCCGTCAGCCGGGAGCAGGTGGAGAAGGTGTTTCCGGGGTGTCCTTATTGCAAGCCAGATTCTGAGGGATATGTGCAAAAATTTGGGGCATACAGCATCCTGAACGGGGAATTGAAAACAGGGCACTGTAAGCCACAGAAAATCAGTTTTTGCCCGCATTGTTCCCGCCCGCTGACGGACGAGGCCGTGGAGATGGTGATGGAGAAAATTAACAATATGGAGGAAATAACAAATGAGCATTGATTGCAGATATTTTACCAACGGGACGAAAACCGCATACACATTGAAGCATACTGATACTGGGATGGTTGAGGAATTTGAAAAATTCGAGGAAATCCCGGTAGGAGTTCGAGAGCATTTTAAGCGGTTGACTACGCCGAAGTTCTGTGGCCCTGACCTCTCTACCATTCTTGGGCTAAACAGTGTATTTTACCCTGATTGGCCGAAAGCGTGTGGACACCCTGACTATCAGGGGAAACGGTGTATAGCTGAATCCTGTAAGTATGCAGACGAAGCGGGAGGATGGGAAAAGTGCCTGTATTTACAGAGTGGAAAAGGGGAGGCGCTGAACGATGCGGATTGAGCGCAGACGGTATGTAGTTATGCGAAGGAACCGAACTGAGGTTTGGTGTGGGCTTTCCAAACATTTCAGTTTCCGCCCGATTACAGAAGTGAAAGATGTTTCTGTCAAGACATATCGCTCCGAAGCACAAGCCAGAAGCGGCTGTTCTTCATGGGACAGAGATTTTGAGGTCGTTCCGGTAATTGAGACGATTGCGACTGAGGGGGCGCTGGAAAATGGCAAGGGCGATTGACGGAGACGCACTTAAAAGATGGTGCGAAAAGATAATTGACCAAGCGTGCCATCCAGCAACCGTGCAGATCGGGGAGGTATTCCTGGACAAGGTACGCTCTATGCCCACCCTCACCCCGCCGAACGAGTGGGTGAGCGTGGAGGAGAGATTGCCGGGAAGCCAAGAGGATGTCCTTGTTGTAGCGTTCTGGCATGAGTGCTGGCAAACCATGATTGGCTGGCATAGTGACGCGGGAAAGAAGTGGCGTGTAATTACACCACACGGAGAAAGAGAACCGGGAGGCGTCTCACACTGGATGCCCATTCCCGCACCGCCAGACCGCCGCCCGCCGGAGGGAGATGAGGACGCATGAAACCGACTTGTATTACTTGCAAAGCTGATTGCCATAACGCCGGGACAACCTCCAAAATTGTGGATTGCTCACAGTACAAACCGGGGCGAGTTTTGACCAACGCAGACCGCATCCGGGTCATGAGCGACGAGGAGTTGGCGGGCATTTTCCTCAGAGCCGACTTTTGTAAGTGTTGTGAGCATGAAAAAGGCGGAGTATGCAATTTCATCTGTGCTTATCCAAACATTCCGATTTATGAAGGGTGCAGGCAAGCTGCATTGAAGTGGATGAAGCAACCAGTGGAGGTGGACACCTGATGGACTACGAAAAACTTGTGGCTGAATTAAGAGATTGGTTGCCACCAGAAAGTGAGAAAGTCCCATACGGAGAACTAGTCGGCGCACCATATCCATACAACCTGCAAGGCCCATTGGTGTATGCTGACGAGGTATGTAACTTAGTGGAAGAAGCTGCGGATGCTATCACCGCCCTGTTGAATGAAAACGCCAGACTGAAAAACAGGAAATCAATGTGGAGGAAACTGTTGGAGGCGGTTAAAAGCGCCTTTGGCTGGGAGGACAAAGCAGAGGAGGAAACCTGATGGACATTGAGAAGATATGCGCATCGTTGCGTGTGCTGCCAACCACAGAAGAGCTTTTGACGGCAGAGAAGGCCCTGTATGCGCTCCAGGCCGAAAATGAGAAGCTGCGGACTGAGTTGGAAAAAGAAGCAGCAGCCAGAAAAAAGCAAGCAGACATCCTTTGCGAGTTGAGAGGTCAAAAATACGAACAAATGTCGGTTATCGACCGACTGCGCTCCGAGCTGAACGACCTGCGTGCCCAGTGGGATATGTATGGCGGAGATGTTGGCATTACAGCCACGTTTTCCGAGCTGGAAAAGGTGAAGCGGGAACGGGATGCGGCAGTAGATTGCATCTACAAAATCGAGGATGCCCTTGACCGGGGAAATGACAATGACTGGGCCAGAGAGCATATTTCGGAATGGGAGAGCCAGAAGGAGGGCTGACATGAAAAAGCGTAAATACTACCGCAAGTGCGGTATCTGTGGGGAACGGCATGAGCAGAGCGAAATGGTGAGGGATGAATGTTCTTCCACTGGCTGGATTTGTTGTGACTGTTGCATGGGCGTACACCCGGAGTATGAGGAGGACTGGCATGGAACGGCTGACATACTTTGAATGCGGGAAATGGCGGCTCAAGATCGGAGATACGGAATACAGCGGAGAAGCTGTAGACCGCCTCGCCGCCTACGAGGACACGCGCTTGGAGCCGGAGGAAATCATTTCTGCCATGGATATGGCGAAAATCGCTTGCGCTCTGCATGAACTCAACGCTTACAAGGAGCTCGGCCCCATTGACCGCCTCCGCACACTCAAACAGGCTGACGATGAGGGGCGGTGCATGGTGCTGCCTGCAAAGCCAGATCAAACTATCTATCAATGGCGCAAAGGTGATGATTGCCCGAGCGTAAGCCGTCTTGATGGCGTACAAATTAACGCAGATGGAGAGATTACATATCCGATTTGGTGCGGTCATTTGACACCTGAAGATTTCGGCAGAACCGTGTTCCTCACCCGCGAGGAAGCCGCACTACGGAGGGAGCAGGATGGAGAATAAAACTATACCGCCGATGTATCCCGCTGAATTTGTCGAACGGGAATTAGGGATTAGAACTGACTGCTATAACCACAGCTGCCCATTCAGGGTGAATGATACCAGCAACGCCAACCGTTGCGAGTGTACGGCCTGCCCGAATCGGTGTACGGGCGATTTCTCCATTGCGTGGAACCGGACGCTGACAGATGAAGAGTTGGAAATCATTCAACGGATTGTGGACGATCACGAACGGAGGTGGAGCGAATGAAGGAGTACATCGAGAGGGCGCTTGCCGTGCAGGAACTTGAAGTTTTGCGGCAGGAATATGAGATGCATGATGATTGCGATGAGCTGGTTGCCAGAAGGTGTCGGGACGCGCTATCTGCTGTTCCCGCCGCCGACGTTGCGGAGGTGAGGCACGGGAAATGGGTTGAATATCCTCGTGCCCACTATTTTAAATGCAGTGAGTGTAAGTACACAGTCCCATACCGGAAAGCGATTTTTGTAAATGGGAATAGAGAATATGATTACTGCCCTTCCTGCGGGGCTCGCATGGACAAGGAGGACGAGCATGAAGTTTCGGAGTAAGACGGGCGAAGTCGCACTTACCATTGAACAGGCATTAGCGCAGTTTTGCGATAGCAAAGAAGATTGCGACTATTGCGAGATTCGGGAACCCGTGCAGCAATACGCAGGGACAAAGAGGCCGTGTCATGAATACGTAAGAGCCAACCCTCACGAAGCCGCTCGCCTGATGGGCTATGAGGTGGTGGAAGATGGAAATGTACTTACAAAAAATGATAGCAAAGGTGAAAGTTTGGAGGCCAACATGGACAAGCCGAGAATTTGCGAGGTGCTTGGGGTTGAACCAGAAGAAAAGTTTGAAATTAGAGGAAACACGTTAGGGCGATTTCGTATCAATAAATATGGGACATTCCAGATTGAAATATCAAATGACTGCTGGGGAGTCTCCACTGTGGAATGTCTTAACAATCTCATAAATCATCCAGAAAACATCGCCCGCAAGCCACGCTGGACGGAGCAGGAGGTGGAGAGGGCGAAGGCTATCAAAGTTTTGCTCCCGGAGATCAATGCAATAAAATACGATGGTGCATGGACGCAGTGCCTGGAAATTGTAGACGGCACATATTTTCAGAGAGAAGTAATCACCAGACATCTGTTCCCGTCTGTTGAAAAGGGTCAGGTATATACCCTTGACGAGATCATCGGAGGTGCCCAATGAGAGAAATCCTTTTCAAAGCCAAGCGGCTGGATAATGGAGAATGGGTGGAAGGGTATTACATAGGCCCAATAGGTGTGCTTGATGTACATGAGATTTGCGATGTTCATGATATTACAGGACCACGTGTCGAAGTTGACCCCTCCACGGTCTGCGAGTACACCAACATCGACATACGGCGAGAAGCGTGGCCGTTATCCGAAGTACAGAAGATTTTTACTGGCGACTACCTCGGAGAATGGGGAGAGGATGAGGACGGTAACGAGTGCGTCTGCATCCTCGGCGTTGTGACCTATTGGGAAGACGAAGGGCGCTATGTATTGGCAGACGAGGATGGATTGTGCAACGACTGGACGCTGGAGGACGAGGCACAACCGGAGAATTGGCCCAATCTTATACACTGCGGCAACATCCACGACGGGGAGGGCGGACAGCATGAGGGGGCAGAGCATGACTGAAACCGAAGTAATCTCCATTGATCGTCACGGCCAGCGGAAGGAGTATCCGTCAATCAAATTTGCAGCAGAGGATGTTGGTGTTCGCCCCTGCCAGATTTCTACCGCCTGCGTTACCGCCCACCGCTGCGCGGGACGGTATTGGATCAAAAAGGAGGATATGGATGGGTGAGTTCCCGGAAAGGCTGAGAAGGCTTAGGGAGAGAAACAGACTGAGCAGATATAGGCTTTCTGAGCTGTGTGGGATATCGTCTGACCAAATCAGAAGATATGAACTTGGGAACAGAAAACCAGGGACGGACGCTCTGGAGGCAATAGCTGATTATTTTGAAGTGTCAACAGATTACTTACTTGGACGAACAGACTATCCATGCGTAGTTAAACCTTTATCGTCTCATAAGAAAAATTGAAAATTCCTCCTTTTTGAGGAATTGCCAGTTGAACTTATGCGACAATGGAGCATGAGGGAGTGACATCCCCATGCTCCTTCTTTTCCTCCCCTTTCGGGCTGTGACCAACCACGGCCCAAAGGCCAACCCACTCCCCCGGCGGGGTATCTAGTAAGCGGATATTAAACGGAAAGGAGAGCCTCTCTTGTACGTTTCCTGCCGGGGGACTCCCTTCACGTTAACCTGCTCTGGAGTTTCGCAATCGAAGCCGACATGCGGAGCGGATAACGACTGAGCGGTGGCGGAATAAGGTAGACGCTATGGTGACGGGTAGGGTGGCACCTATTATCCTGCTGGCGGTATGGGCATTATCCCTCGGGTTTGCAGGCCGCAGTAATGTGCGACGGGCGTTAGACAGCAATCCACTCATGTGAGGTGCAAATCCTCACCCGCTCAAACAATATACGGGTGTAGCTCAATGGAGAGCGCCGGTCTCCAAAACCGGAGGTTGGGGGAACAGAACCTTCCACCCGTGCCAATCCCTGCATGGCAACGGTCTTGGTCCATATCACCTGAACAGGCGATGGCGGCTTGCAACGCAGCAGGGAATATATGCCGCAGCACGATACAGCCCGCAAATCAGGGCCGGAGGGTCGCGCCCTCCATGCGGCGCCAAATAGGGCGTGCCCGCCTCGCTGAAATGATGGGAGGGTTGGGTACGGGGAATTTTTGATTGAGGTGGTGACATGGCTGCACGGCTGACGGATAAGCAGAAAAAGAAAATAGTGGCTGACTATCTGGAGACCGGCAGCTATCGCGCTACAGCAAGGAAAAACCGTATTGCAGATGGGACGGTAAAGAGAATTGTTCTTGAATGTAGCGATATTGAGCAAAAAGTAGCACAGAAAAAAGAAGAAAACACTGCTGACATTCTCGCTTACATGGAGAGCCAGAAGGGGCTTGTGTGCGAAATCATCGGAAAGGGCCTTGCCGCGCTCAACGATCCTGAAAAGCTGGCGGAGGCCACACCTGCGCAGATCACGACGGCCCTGGGGACGCTGATCGACAAGTGGACGGACATCAAGGGTGAAGGGAAAGAGGACAAGGTGCAGGTGATTATAGATGTCTGAAGTGCGCTTATCTACTGTACTTGGCCCCGCATTTCATTTGCTGGCCCGTGATGTATTCCGACACAGACACACTCACTATGACTTATCCGGCGGGCGTGGGTCTCTGAAATCTTCCTGCGTGTCCCTGCTTGTGCCGTTAATTCTACTAACCAACCCTAATACCCACGCCTTAGTGCTCCGCAAGGTCGGAAATACTTTGCGAGATAGCGTATATGCTCAATACCTGTGGGCGATTAGTGAACTTGGCATGGCTGATTGCTGGATAGCCAAGGTGCAGCCGTTGGAACTTGTATATAAGCCGACTGGGCAAAAGATCATGTTCCGGGGCGCTGATGATCCCATGAAGATCAAATCTATCAAAGTGCCGTTTGGGTATATTGCCGTTACTCACTTTGAGGAGAAGGACCAATTCGCTGGACGGGCTGAAATCCGGACCATTTTACAATCTACCATGCGCGGCGGCTCCAAGTTCTGGAACTTTGAGAGTTACAACCCGCCAATCAGCCGGGACAACTGGGCCAACAAGGACAGCCTGAAGGAAAGGGCGGACAGGCTGTGCCACAAGAGTACATACTTGGAAGCGCCGCCGGAGTGGTTGGGAGAGCAGTTTCTGTTTGAGGCTGAACACCTGAAAGAAACGGATGAGCGAGCTTACCAGCATGAGTATTTGGGAATTCCGGTTGGAACGGGCGGAAACGTCTTTGACAACCTGGAACTGCGAGAGATTACCGACAAAGAGATTGCTTCCTTCGATAAGATTTACCAGGGTGTGGACTGGGGCTGGTTCCCTGACCCTTTCGCTTTTATCCGCCTTCACTACGACCGGGCACATGAGACCATTTACATGATTGATGAGATATGCCAAAACAAGCTGACAAATGAGGCTAGTGCGGGCGTGATTTTGAAGCGCGGATACAAAGACGCTTATATCACTTGCGACAGCGCGGAGCCTAAGTCCGCCGCAGATTTCAGAGCCATGGGACTCCCCGCCAAGGAAGCAATAAAGGGGCCGGGTAGTGTGGAGTACGGTATGAAGTGGCTGCAACGCCGAAAGATCGTTATTGACCGCCGCAGAACGCCACATGCTTATGAGGAATTTGTGAACTATGAGTATGAGCGTAATAAGGATGGAGAGATCATCAGCGGGTATCCTGACGAGAACAATCACCTGATTGATGCCACACGGTACGCTTTGGAGCGAGTATTCCGAAAAATGGGAGTAACAGCATGAACATTATCGAAAAACTGAAAGAACTTGGTTACTCCACCGTGCCGGAGGAGTTCTACACGAAGGTGCAAGAGTGGAAGTCTTGGTATGAGGGCGACGTGAAGGGGTTCCACCGTTACCGGGTACGAAACGGGGCCGGGATGGTGCGCTGCAAGCGGTACACCCTCAACATGGGAAAGAAAATCCCGGAGGACTGGGCAAATCTTCTCATGAATGAGAGGGTTGAAATCACTCTGGATGGCACAAAGGAGCAGGAGTTTATTGACCGGGTCCTGAAGGAGAACAACTTTCGCGTGCGCTCCAACGAGATGCAGGAAATGGCCTTCGCTCTTGGAACGGTGGCTTTTATCCCCCGCGTGGTGGGCATGGGGGTCACGGAAGCGGGCCCGGTTCCTGGCAGCGCCACAGATATCGTCATCGACTACGTAACGGTGGAGCATATCTGGCCCCTGTCCTGGCAGAATGGCGTTATTACTGAATGTGCCTTTGACAGCATCGTCAACGTAAACGGGGAAGATTACTGCTATCTGCAAATCCACCGGAAGGTCGACGGCCTGTACAACATTGAGAACCGGCTGTATACATATCGGAACCAGAACGTAGATACTGAGGTAAAGCTGACCTCCGTGCAGGGCTTTGAGAGGGTGCCCCCTGTTGTCCACACCGGCAGCGACCGGAGGCAATTCGTCATTGACCGGCCTAATATCGCCAACAACTTCGATTACTCCATTCCACTTGGGATTTCGGTCTACGCTAACGCCATCGACAGCATGAAGGGCGTAGATATTGCTTTTGACAGCTACGTCAATGAGTTCGTGCTGGGGAAAAAGCGGGTGATGGTCAAGCCTTCCGCACAACAGTATTTGGACGGGGAGCCGGTTTTTGACCCTGATGATCTGGCCTATTATGTGCTTCCGGAAGACATCGAGGGCGGGGCCATCATTCAGCCCATCGACATGAACCTTCGGACGGCGGAACACACTCAGGGAGTGCAGACACAGCTTAATCTACTGTCCAGCAAGTGCGGCTTCGGGGAGACCTACTACCGATTTGACGGCGGGAACATCACAACGGCCACACAGGTCATCAGCGAAAATTCCACCATGTTCCGCACCATCAAAAAGCATGAGATTATCTTGGAGAGCGCCATCAAGGAACTGTGCCGTATCATACTCCACCTTGGAAACACTGCCATGGGGGCCGGGCTAAGTGAGGACGCAGAAGTCACCATTGATTTCGATGATAGTATCATCGAGGACAAGACAACAGAGCGCAATAATGACCGCCAAGACCTTGCGGCTGGCATCATGAACCCGTGGGAGTACCGCATGAAGTGGTACAACGAGGACGAGGCCACGGCAAAGAAGATGCTGCCGAAGATGGAGGATATGACAACGGAGGAAGAGGAGGAGATTGAGTAATGAAAGCAAGTGCAAGCATTAGTATTGGAGACTGGTACAAATCGGTTGACGTCGAGATTGATTCTGCATCTGAAAGTGACGTTAGATTTGCAAAATCCATTCTTTCAAGCGTTTTGGAAATTAAGGAGCAACCTAAAGATGTTCGCCTAACTATTGATGGGAAAGAGCTTGATAAGGCCATTAAGGGGGCAATCAATTCCGCTTTTGCGGATGATATAAGTTGAAATATCCTTTTCAGCCGGAAATCTTGGACGCCCTCCCCGAAGAGCTGGCCGAGCTATACCGCAATCTTGAAAACACGCTACTAGAGGAAATTTGTTCTAGGCTTAAAGTATCAGGGGAGCTAAACGAAGTAACGGTGCTGGACATCCAAGCACTCCGGTCTCACGGTATCAGCCAACAGGAGATTGAGCGTGCGATTCGTCGAACAACCAACATCAGCGAAAAGAATCTGACTGAGCTGTTGGACGATGTGGTGGAGTGGAACCAGCGGTATTACTCTGAATTGATAAAGATAGCAGATGTGACCGCGCCAAAAACACTGTTGAGCATCGAAGATACCTATGCCATTTATGAGCAGACTCGCAAAACGTTCCGAAATATTACGCAATCAATGGCTTTCCTGCTCGACAATGGAAGGACATTGCTCCGGCCTGCAAGTGCTTACCAATGGGCACTTGATAATGCCGTGTTGCAGATACAGAGCGGTGCAATCAGCTACAATCAGGCAATTAGAGGTGCCGTGAAGCAGCTTGCAGACAGCGGCATCAAGACAGCGGAATATGAAAGCGGTCACATGGACCAGATTGACGTTGCAGTCCGCCGCGCTATTATGACTGGTATCAATCAGCTTTGCGAACAGTATTCGGAGCAAGGCATGGATTATTTGGAAACTGATCTGGTTGAGGTCTCTGCTCATATCGGGGCGCGGAACACCGGAACCGGGCCGGAAAACCACGAGAGCTGGCAAGGGAAGATTTACCGATGGAGCGCAAAACCGAAGCAATCCAGCGGGAGATATCCTGATTTTATCGCTTCTACGGGTTATGGTACCGGACCTGGTCTAGGCGGATGGAACTGCCGCCACCACTTTTATCCGTTTGTTGAGGGTGTCATGGAGCCGACCTATTCAAACTCTGATCTGAACGCGATGAAAGGGAAAAATCGGGAGATATCTTTTGAAGGCAGGCAGTACGATGGATATACAGCCACTCAAAAACAACGTCAAATAGAACGCACCGTCCGCAAGCTGAAGCGGGAACAAACCGCATATAAGGCCGCAGAGCTGGAAGATGATTACCAAGCTGTAACGGCCCGTATCCGGCGGCTAAACGCAGAATATAAGTCGTTCAGCGAGGCGGCTAGGTTGCCGATGCAACGAGAACGTATGAAAGTAGCTTACTAATTGCCGAGAGGCGTAAAACCGCAGGGCGACGGCCCTGACAATAAACGGAGGTAATACCATGAGCGAACCTATCAATACCCCTACCCCGGCCCCTGCGCCGGAGCCCACGCCTGAGAAAACCTTCACTCAGGCGGAAGTGGATGCCATGATCGGCAAACGGCTTGCAAAAGCCATGAAGGGAATGCCCAGCGAGGAAGAACTGACCGCCTACCGGACCTGGAAGGACGGGCAGGCCGGTGAAAAAGACCGCTGGGACAAGCTGACCGGAGAGCGGGACACGCTGGCCGGGAAACTGACCGCCGCAGAGGCGGAGCGGGACCAACTCAAGCGGGACCTGTATCTGGCCCAAAAGGGCCTGTCCGGCGAGGAGGCCGAGTTTATCGCCTTTAAGGCCGGGAAGATGGTGGACGATAAGAAAACCTTCGAACAGGCCGTGGACGAGCTAACCGCTGACCGCAAGAAAACTACCTTTGACTGGACCGCTCCTGTGGGCGGCGGAAAGCCCAAAACAGGAGAAAACGACGTAATGAACGCCCTGATCCGGGGCGTACTGAAATGAAAGGAGAACCTAAATGGCTGTTGATATTATCGACAGAAGCAAACTTTCCGGGCTTATCCCGGAGCCCGTGACCCGTGAGATTATCCAGGGTGCCGTAACGGAATCCGCTGTGCTGCGGATGGCCCGTCGGTTGCCCAACATGACTAGTAAGACGCAGACCCTCAATGTGCTGGATGCTCTGCCCACTGCCTACTTCGTCAACGGCGAGGCAACAACTGGCGCGTCCGACTCCAAGGCATCTCTGAAAAAAACCACGAATATGGCGTGGGACAAGAAGAAAATCTACGCCGAGGAGATCGCTGTTATCGTGCCTATCCCCGAGGCCGTGTTGGATGATAGCGATTACGACATTTGGGGTGAGGTGCGCCCCCGCCTTCAGGAGGCATTTGGCAAGGTTATCGACGCCGCTATTCTGTACAGCACGGACAAACCCACCTCTTGGCGTGATGGCCTTGTCCCTTCGGCCATCACCGCAGGCGCTGTCGTTACGGCCACAAACGACATTTTCAAAGACATTATGGGCGAGGGCGGCGTGATTGCCAAGGTAGAGGAGAGCGGCTATATTCCCAACGGCGTGATGGCCGCAATTCAGATGCGCGCCAAGCTGCGCGGCCTTGTGGACAAGAACGGCCAGCCCATTTTCAAGACCGATATGCAGGGCGATACCCGCTACGCGCTGGACGGCATGAGCATGTATTTCCCTGTGAACGGGGCTTACGACCCGGAGGAATCCCTCGCCATCGTAGGCGATTGGAGCCAGCTGGTCTATGCCATTCGGCAGGACATGACTTTCAAGATTTTTGACAGCGGCGTGGTACAGGACCCCACTACCGGAAACATCCTCTATAACCTGATGCAGAACGACATGGTGGCCCTGCGTGCCGTCATGCGGCTGGGCTGGGAGATTCCCAATCCTATCAATGCTTACAACGTCGGGAACACGAAGGCTTTCCCTTTTGCTGTCTACGCACCGGCGGGGGGTTAATTGGGTCTGACACCCTAACGCTATTCCCCAGCGGTCAGACCCTATTGGGGAAACAGGTTTCCGATCTTGTGGGTGATGACCTGAAGGTTTATGCGAACGGCGCTGTAACGGGCACATTTCATTATGTTTCTGATTATACAGAGTTCAGCAGCACCCCGGAGGAGCAGAGCGGGTATTATTTCCCGTTCCATCTGACCAAAACCGGGTCAAAAATGACCTTCAAGAAAAATGGCTCCCCCACAAAGCAAAACATCCCGTTCGATGCCGACATCATATTCCGAGTAATTGAGGACGATACCTTTGAAGTGCTTGTTGATGATTCCAGTGTGGTGAAATTTAGCTTTACTGGAGCGACGTTTGAGCCGCAGGCCAAGACGAAAGCCCGCTTAAAGAAGTAAGGAGGCCTCCTGATGGCTTACGCAGATTATCAGTATTACAAAAATACATACCTGGGCACCGTCATTCAGGAGACCGACTTCCCGCGCCTCTCCCTGCGTGCAAGCAGCTTTTTGGACTATTACACGCAGGGGCGGGCAGGCAAAAATCAGGAACTGAATGCCTTGAAAATGGCCTGCTGTGCTGTTGCAGAGCAGTACCAGAGCATCGACCTTGCCAGCAAAGCAGCCCTGAACGCTCTCCAAAACTCCGCAAACGTCGGAGAGGGCGGAGAGCTGCAAAGCCAGAGTGTGGGTAGCTGGTCCAAGACCTACCGGAGCGGAGGCGAGAGCGCACAGCAGGCCACGATAGCGGCACAGACAGCACAAGCATCTCTTGCATCTGTTGCGGCGCAGTATTTGTCCAGTACGGGCCTCCTGTATCGCGGAAGGAGGTGCGGCTGTGTTCCCCCATGTTGTGACGCTCTATAACGTGGTGACAGAAGAGGACCCTAGCACTTTTGAGGAAACAACTACAAATCATATTACCATTCTGCGAGGAGTTCTGCTGGATGCTGTCAAGGCTAAAAACGTTAACGAAAGCGGTTTGGTTGGAGCGGATGCAGTCAACCTCTATATTCCGACCAGCGTTGAAGCCGTAGACGGGATGACTGGTGAGCCAAAGCAGTATGCAGGGCCTATTGAATTTTGGCGGGCAGAGGACAAGAGCGGGCTTTGGACGCTTTCCACTGGAGAAAACACCTTCTTTGTAAAAGGAGAGGCCGTCCACCCTAATTGGTCTACTCAGAAGATCGATGCCGCATACGATGATGTCTACAATGTCAACACTGTGGATTTCAAGGACTTCGGCGGAGAGATGTCGCACTGGGAAGTTGGTGGGAACTGATGTTTAGCTTTGATGTCAGCTCCAATATCGTTCCAACTGTGACGGGGAATTTGGAAACAGCAAGCGAAAAGGCTATTTATGCGATGGCAGTCCAAGCGCAAAAGGATACATCTCCATACGTTCCGGCCTTAACGGGCAATCTCGACCGAAGAACAAAAGTAGAGGAATCCAGGATTATCTATCCCGGCCCACAATCTCGCTATTTATACTACGGCAAATTGATGATAGACCCGGCAACAGGCAGCAGTTATGCATCTTACGGAGCGACAAAAGTTCTCACCAACAAAGACCTGGTTTTCAACAAGGCAATGCACTCACAGGCGCAATCGCACTGGTTTGAGGCAAGCAAGGCGGAAAACAAGGACAAGTGGGAGCGAGTTTTTGGAAAGGCGGTGAAGCGATATCTTCGAGGATAAAAAGCAGAGGATTTTGGCATCTTCGGAGGAGGTTGACCGCATTTCACGCTCTATGCTGGTGTGGGCCAATACTTTTCCGGACAAGCCTGTGACAGTTATCAAGTATGAGTTCCTGGACATCGATGATGCCGCCGGAGATGATGCGGCCATGGCTCTGTCTACTATCCAAGGAACGTACATCACCCAGCAATATATCATCGGCGGGTATCAAGCAGAATACCAATTCAAAATCATCTATCGGATAAAGCCGGGAACCAGTAATGACAAACGGCTCCAAGCAGACGAAATGCTGAACCATTTCGGAGACTGGGCAAGAACTCAACACCCCAATTTAGGAAATGGCATTAACGCTCTGAGGGTTGAGCCGACCACACAATCCTCTAAGTTCGCGGCTTATGGAGACGGCTATGAGGACTATCAAATTTTAATGAGACTGGCCTATGAGGTCAATGTCTGAAAGGAGTGAATACTTTGGCAGATTTGGAGTTTAACACCACAGAAGGGCGCACGATTGCCCGTGAACTGCTGATTGCATATCTGAATACTGGAACACCGGAGGAACCTGTATGGTCCGCCATTGGAAAGCGCGTTGAGGAGTCCGATGAGGAAATGGACTGGTCCGAGGAGTCTATCAAGGATATTTTCGGTAACACCTGGACCACACTCACAAAGCCCGTCATTACACAGAGCTTCGACCCTATCCCTCTGGATGCAGGGGACGTGGCGGCGGTGAAACTGTGGAATTTGGCAATCAAGGACCAGGACGCACAGGCCCTGGCAAATCAAGATATGCTGATCGGCCACTACTACGCAACATCTGGCGAGTCCAATTTTGCGGAGCGGTACAGCGGCGCATCCGTGTCTGTAACGCGAATTGGTGGCGCTGGCGGCGGAAACCTGGAAATTTCCTGCGACATTACATACGGCGGCACCAGAACGCTTGGAACCGTCACCAATAGCGCAGGAACTGTAACCTTTAAAGCAGACGGAGCGGCCTAAAGACAAGAAAGGGCACAGTACAAAGGAATAGTGCTGTGCCCCCTTTTTGGAGGAATTATGCAGAAGATCACATTTGATACGGGCATTAAAACCTATCAGATCAATGAAAGCGGCGTTTTGCGGTTTAACCCATCTGACCCAAACCTGTACAAGCGGTTCAAGGACCTGCGTGTGGAAATCGAGCGAATCCAGAAGGATTATAACGAACGTTCAAAATCCGCGGAGACCGGAGAGGATGCCATTGACCTGCTGGCGGAGTATGATGCCCGCGTAAAAAAGTCTCTCTCCCATGTGTTCGGTGAGGAAAACGACTTTGATAGCATCTTGAGCGGTGCGAATGTAATGGCTGTTGCCAGTAACGGGGAGTTAGTCATTACCAATTTCTTGGATGCCATGGTCCCCGTCGTTGAAGACGGCGTTAAGACCTATGCAAAGATGGAGGCTCAGAAAGCCGTGCAGGAGGCAAGGAATAAATGAAATGGACACTCCCGGTCAATCTTGAAGTTGGTGGAAAAGAATATGCAATCAACGCCGATTACCGGGACATCCTGAACATCATTTCCAGACTTAATGGCGGCGAAAACGAGTTTGTAAAGGTCTATGTGTGCTTGGCCCTGTTTTATCCCCAATTTGAAGAAATGCCGGAAAGTAATTATCAAGAAGCGATTGAAAAGCTGCTTTGGTTTATCGCCTGCGGAGAAGAACAGGAGGATAAAAAACGGCCAAAACTGATCGACTGGGAGCAGGACTACCAAATGATCGCCGCCGACATCATCAAGGTGGCTGGGCATGATGTTAGATCGGACTCTTTCTGTCATTGGTGGACCTTTGTTTCTTACTTTATGGGCATTGGGGAAGGGCAGCTTTCCACCGTTGTTTCCATCCGTGACAAGCTCCGGAAACACAAAAAACTCGAAAAGTGGGAAAAGGAATTTTACAACCAGAACCGCTCAAAAGTTGATCTAAAGTGGCATTATACGGAAGAAGAGGACGAACTTCTGAAAAAACTGCTAGGGAGGTGAGAACATGGCGGCAGCAGATGGCTCTATTATCATTGATGTTCGAGCAAACACACAACAGGCGACAAGTGCGTTGACAAAACTGGCAAAGTTGGCTGCAACGGCCTTTGCTGTTGATAAAATTATCGACTTTTCCAAACAGGCTATCCAGCTTGGAAGCGATGTTGCGGAAGTCCAGAACGTTGTCGACGTGGCCTTTGGAGATATGTCCAGCGCCGTTGACGAGTTTGCCCAAAACGCCATCACCAACTTCGGTATGAGCGAGCTTGCGGCCAAGCGTACCGCCTCTACATATATGGCAATGGCAAGCAATATGGGCTTGTCGCAAGCAGAGGCGGCAGAGATGTCCTTGACGCTCACCGGCCTTACAGGTGATGTGGCATCTTTCTACAACATCTCTCAGGAGCTGGCGGACATTAAGCTGAAATCCGTCTTTACGGGTGAAACGGAGACATTAAAAGACCTGGGCATCGTTATGACCCAAGCCAACCTAGAAGCGTTTGCGCTGTCTCAAGGCATCACCAAAAGTATTTCTGCTATGTCTCAGGCGGAGCTGGTGACTCTGCGCTATAACTTTGTTTTAGATCAGCTGTCTTTGGCCTCCGGTGACTTTATTCGGACGCAAGACAGCTGGGCGAATCAGACCAGAATCCTTTCCATGCAGTGGGAGCAGTTCATGTCCATTGTCGGGCAGGCTTTGATTCAAGTGCTTTTGCCAGTGGTGCAGACTCTGAACCAGATTGTGTCTGCGCTAATCGATATGGCAAACGCTTTTAATGCAGCCATCACGGCTATCTTTGGCGGTGCCAATACGGAAATCACGCAGACGCAAGATAATGTGGGCGGTGTTTCCTCCAGAATTGGTGATGCAGTTGATAACCAGAACGCTTTGACCGATGCCACAAAAGAGACTAACAAGGCGCAGAAAAAGAGTATCGCTTCGTTTGATGAAATCAACAAGCTGACTGGAAATTCTGCAAGCGGCTCAGGTGGCGGAACGGGAGGAGCAGCTGGCGGCGGCCTTTCCAAATTTGAGACCATTACCTCTAATGATATCGTGGAGAGCGCTGCAGAAAGCAAAATCTTAAAGCTGATTGACCGCCTTAAAGATGCATTTAGCCCTCTGGAAGACTCTTTCAAAAAATCGTTCGCCTATATTTCTGAGGGAGTAGAAAAGCTGACTGACGTTTTCCACAATATGTGGAATGACATCAAGTCTCTTGGACCGCCTCTATATGATTGGTTCAACAATGAGTTTATGGACTTCTTGAACCAGTTTATTCTTACGGCTGGGAATGTTGTCGGAGGGCTTCTAGACTCTGCAGCAATGGTGCTTTCCGACATTTGGAACATCGTAATTTTCCCCACGCTGACAAAGTGGGCGGTTGATATTCTCCCGCTGCTTACTAACATTGCAACGCAGGTTTTGAGTGTTGGAGATGTGCTTTTTGAAAATGTCAAGGCCGTGTTTGACATGATTTGGCAAGATGCGATTGCCCCAGCCATGCAGAGCATTCAAGATATTTGGAACGATGTGTGGGACAGCATTATCAAATTCTGGAATACGTGGGGCGTACCCATTTTCAACCAGATCAAGACCGCAATTAGTAACACAACGGCTACTTTCAAAAACATCTGGGACACCATTCTGAAACCAGTGCTGACTACTCTCGGCAACACCTTTACTGAGCTTTGGACTTTGCATTTGAAGCCGTTACTCGACAACTTCCTAAACTTTGTAGGTACGTTGATTGAAGGGGCGCTCCGTATCTATAACGAATTTATCTTGCCACTGGTTGATTGGTTTGTGAATACCTTTGGGCCTCCAATTTCTGCGGCATTTCAAGCAATTATTGATATTTTCGGGCAAGTCGTTGGAGCAATCGCAGATGGGGTAAGCCAAATTCTTCAATGGTTGACAAGCGTTATTGAGTTTGTTGTCAATGTCTTTACGATTGACTGGAACGAGGCATGGGACAGTATTTCGGAAGCGTTTTCTAATATTTGGAATGGATTTGTGCAGACAATCAAGGACGCGCTCAATATTGGAATCTCTCTTGTAAACAAGTTTATTGACTGGATCAACGAACATCTGGTTATTAGGATTCCGAAAGTCACGATTCCTTTCCTGGGAACGTTTGGCGGGCAAGAAATCCGCCCCTTTACAATCCCGAATATCCCGTATCTTGCGCAAGGAGCGGTTATTCCGCCTAATCGGGAGTTTCTGGCAGTGCTGGGCGATCAGAAACAAGGGACGAACATTGAGGCACCGCTATCCACGATTGAAAAAGCAGTGGAAAATGTTTTGAACCGGCGAGGGTATGGCAGTCAGCAGACAGTGATCCTGCAGCTTGACCGTGAGCAGCTTGGCAAAGTGGTCTATGAACTCAATAAAGCCGAGACACGGCGCATAGGGGTAAATCTGGCGGGGGTGTGACATGAGCTACATCAAACTGAATGGAAAAGAGTTTGACGCGGATGTTGCCATTTCCGCCTATAACCGTAATTTCAATGTGTTGGACGGAGAGAACGCAGGTCGTGTAATGACTGGCCGGATGGTGCGGGACATCATCGGAACGTATATTGGCCATCAGCTGACAGTGTTTCGCCGGGGCGACAACTACCAGGGCCTTGACGAGTTCTGGGACTACTTGGTGGAACATTCTGTTGATGATTCTGTACAGTTGGAAGCTGCTGATGGGCAAACCACGATCTCGTATGAAGCCTATTACACCAGCGCCTCGCAGGATATGGAGAAAGTGGAAAACGGCATCAACTATTGGGGCGAAATCGAAGTCAGTTTTGTCCCCATGGAAGCGCAGGTGACTCCGTGAGTGTTACTACTGTACTTTACAAGGACATAGCGCCGGGAGCGGACGAGGACGCTTCTGTCTCCACTACGGAGGCCATGTCGTTTTCTTCTCCGTCTAAACTCCCGTTCGGTATTACGCCGGAGCCGACGGTCACTTGTGAGCTGAACCACTGGGGCTTGACTGGGGAATATGTCACCGTAGATACGCAGGAGGTTGCGTTCTGGTCTGTAGAAACGAGCGGAGATGACTGTAATTTTACAAACAAACCAGTCATCACGCTTGAGATGGACCAGCAGTATTCCTCCGTCGGCATTACGTTGGCGTTTGACACGGCATCCGGTGACTATTGCCCGTCTGCCAATATCAAGTGGTATCAGGGGGAGGCTCTCAAGGCGGACGTGGACTTCACGCCCAACACGGCAATGTATTTCTGTGGTCAGAAAGTGCAGAGCTATGACAAAGTGGTCATTACCCTGAACAGCACGAATTTGCCCAATCTCAGGGCAAAGCTGGAACATATTATTTTCGGCGTCTACCGCTATTTCGGAATGTCTGAGTTACGGTCCGCTTCCATCATTAATGAAATGAGCCTGATTTCCACGGAAATGCCCATCTCTACAATGAACTGGACGTTAGACAGCCGGGAAGACGTCGACTTTATGTTCCAGCTCAAACAGCCTGTAGAGGTCAGAAACGACGATAAACTGATCGGCGTGTACTACATCGACAGCCACACCAGACAGGCGCAGAACCTGTACACAATCGACTGTCAGGACGCTTTTGGAGTGCTGGATGACAGCCCCTTCCCTGGCGGCGTGTACAATACGAAATCTGCGAAATCTCTATTGGAAGAGATCGTGAATGGACAGTTTTCCATCGAGTATGACTCGGACGTAGAGGACACGGCTTTGACAGGAGTTATTACATCCGGAACTATCCGGACGGCTATACAGCAGGTGCTATTTGCGTGGGGCGTGTGCGCGTCAACTGATGGGCGGGACGGCATCCGAGTATTTAATTTGCCGGAGACTCTTAAAGCCATCACGGAGGATTATACGTTTACTGGGGTCACCGTGGACACCAGCGCACTTGTGACAGAGGTTAGAGTGACCGCCCATGTATATACTCAGACCGAAAACGGAGGCGTGGAGATCAACGGTGCCAAATACGACGATGCCAAAACAGTTTACACCATTACTAACCCGGATGTAATTGCCACCGATAAGCAAAATGTTATTGAGGTTGCGGACGCCACGCTGGTTTCGCCGGATATCGGGCAAGCAACGGCACAGAGGGTCTATGACTACTATGCAAAACGGATTACCACCAACGCCAAAATCGTATGGACAGGGGAGCTATTGGGCGACTGTGTGACGCTTCCAACGGCCTGGAGGACAACCAATGCCGGGAATCTCCGTCGCATGGAAGTCAAGCTGTCAAATACCGTTGTGGCGACCGTGGCATCCCTTGGAGGCTGACATGAGTATTATCGACACGTTGATAACGGACCGCACGCAATCTGACGTGACCCGCTGGCGCACTCTGCGCGATAAAGGCTGGGCCGGAATGACCGCCGACGAAAAAGCGGAATGGTCTGCCGGAATGAAAGGAGCATATAACGCCACCGATTTAAACCGAGTAATTGCCGCCATGGACGCCCTAAACACAGAGATGAAAAAGTATGGATATGAGACTGGTTATAGAAAGGTGGAGGTGCCGCATAATCCTTTGCCACCAAAACTTCCTGCTGACTACACAGGGCTGGAATTTATTGAAGGGACAGGAACTCAATATATTGATACTGGCATAAAGCCGGAAGAAAATATATCTATAAATTTGACCTTCTCTCTTATAGCTGAACCTGTTGGTGAGACTGCCATACTTGGAGCGGAGTGGAGTAATTCTGGTTTTTTTCTTAGCTATATTCCGGGTAGTTTTGTCAGATGGCATAATGGTGGATGGGTAGATATTGCTTTAAGTTCAATCAACCAACTTAATCTCGTAAAAATTGCAGCGGGGTCTATAGATTTAAATGGGGAAAGAAAAACATTTATTCCAACTACCATGTATCCAAATACTAGCATTTTTATTTTTGCCACAGGAGATGGGGCGGGAGAAATTTGGAGGGGACACTTAAAACTTTATAGCTGTAAGATTTTCTCTAATAATGAAATAAAAAGGGAGTACATTCCAAGCAAAAATCCGCATGGTGAAGTTGGGTTATATGATGCGGTTTCTCAAAGATTTTTTCCTAATGCGGGAACTGGGGCGTTTGTTGCAGGTCCACCCAAAGAGATCGAACCACCGGAAGACACAAGAGACCACTACACATGGTACAAAGAGGACATCCCTACCACAGCTCTGATGGCTGCATATCTAGACAATGTGGCGGCAATCCGCTCCATGATGTCCAATATTCCCGTTTATCCCTCCGGTTGGCAGGCTCCGCCGAAAAGCCCTGAAACCATACAACATCTCACCTATGAGCAGGCAAACGACATCGAGCGGATATTGACCGACATCAACGATTTGTTGGTCTGGGTCAGCAACAACCTTGTGTGGGTATTCGCCGGTGACGTTTATGCTGGCGAATGGTAAGGAGGCAATATGCAAGACAGAATCCCTACTTATCGGGGGCGGGTTAAACTTACTCCTGTCTCCGGTCAAGAGAATACATACGACCTTGTAAGGGCAGACGAGCCGTCACAGGTTGGAACGCCCCTCAGCACGGCTACGCTGTTTAAGCCGGAGACGGAAGCAGTATTTTTTGGGAACACGGCAAACCGCACTGTTAACGACGCCTTATATCTGATCGGAACCACCTTTACGGCGGCTGAAATCCAAGTAACCTACAACGGAGGTGTTTAAATGGCACAGCAGTTAGGACAGGTGGCCGTCGGCACACTGGTAAAGCTCAATGAGAATGGTTCCCCGGTGGAATTCTATGTGGCGAAGCATGATTACGAGAGCGGTTTAAACGGAGCCGGACGGACGCTGTTAGTGCGGAAGGAATGCTATGATAATCGGGTGTGGAATAACGTTCAGGTAAATACATACGCCTCTAGCGCACTTGATAGCTGGCTCAACAGCGATTACAAGAATCTTCTGGACTCTGATTTTCTGACGGTAATTGGGACCACAAAATTTCAATATACCATTGGTTACGGAGATAAAACATTAAGCACATTAGAACGAGCGATTTTTCAACTTTCCAGAACAGAGCTTGGATTTACGCTCCCGGCTGATGCAAATTTTGAGGGAAATATTCTTCCTATCGCATCGATTTTGCAAAAAGCTTTTTTGAACGGGGAAACGAATTCGCAATGGACTCGAACACCAAATACATCTTATCTCACAGCTGCCTTTTTTGTATATGCAGGTGGAAATTCTGATTCGACTGGCGTTACTGCAGAAGCTGGCAGCCGCCCCGCTTTTACCGTCCCTTCCACATTGAGCGTAACTGACGATGGAACACTCTCTCTGGCGTCTGCTCCTCCACATGCGATAACTGTCCCTGTTCAAGCTATGCAGGGCAACCAGCTTGCAGTCTCCTGGCCTGCTGTGGACGGCGCTGACGGCTACATTCTGGAGCGCAAAGCAAACACGGACGCTGACTGGGTGCAGGTGTATTCTGGAGCCGATTTTACTTTTTCTGAAACTGCCGGGACTTGGGAATCGGTTCAGTATCGGGTAAAGTCTGGCGCCAATGGAAAATATGGCAAATATACAATCAGTTCCCTTGTTGATGTAGTTCCTGTCTCCATTCTGGTAATTTCCGGGTCCGACGGCAGCTTGGGCACTCTCACAAATGATGTGCAGTATGTGGTGTCCTCCAGCGGAACCAGTGCTTTGACGGTTACGGAATCTGCTGGACGAACTACCCGAACGTTCACGGCCACCAACGGCGCCACAATCAGAATTCCCGTGATGGACTTGCCGACGGGAAGCGGCACCATCAAGATTACGGCATCCACCAATCCCGGCAGCGGTGTGGTGACGGTGACGCGCAACTGGACGTACTCCAAGACGGCGCCGACGTTCGCGAATGCGGGGAGCACGGCTCAACTGCAACAGAATGGGAAGAACATTTTCCCGCTGACACTGCTGGAGTGTGTACGTGGGGCAAAAAGTCTGGCTCCTGGCGGGTTTGGCTTTGGGGATGCGGTGCAGAGCATTGAAACCACCAGCGCGGAGGAATCCTATGAGACATACTGCACCAAGGTAGACGCCGTGCTGAGTGGGATGCCGGACAGGACCGCAAAACTGGTGCTGGCCTATCCGCCTGCGGTGTACGGCAAAGCGGGTACTACGATATCGCTCTTATATAAGGGTGACGCCAACTATGCAGTGCTATCCAATATCGGCAGTGCAGACACGGGGCTGTGCGGATGGCGGATGATAAAATTAAAAAAATCATCGTCAGACCCGTCTGCTTGGCAGCCGTTTGAGTGGGAGCATCCCCCCATGCAGTTGGGCGTCGAGTACCGCACCGTGGAGCGGTACAACGGCAAGCCGATACACATCAAGGCGGTGAGTCTCGGGCTGCTAGAAAATAATACTTCTAAAAGTGTGGAGCATGGTATATCTGATTTTGAGTCATGCGTTGAATGCAGCGGATTTAGTGGACCTATAAATCTTGTCGGGAGCGGTGGTGTTGATTCAATATATGCAACAACTTCTCGTGTCGGGATTGATACAAATGGAAGTTTTAGTAGTGCAGCAACATCATCTAAATTAAATACTGTTGCGATTATCAAGTACACCAAAACCACGGATTAAGGAGGGCACCATGAAGATCATCAAATATCAGTTGGCAACAGAGATCAACCACGGCACCCCTGAGGAACCGGACATCGAGACGGTGTTAACTGCTGTTGTTGTGTCCTATACAGAGGAGGCTTACGCCATCGCCCAGGCGGAGGCATACCAAGGGCAGATTACCGTGGAGGACGATGGACAGCCGGAGCCGGAACCGGGAGCCGAGGACATTACTCTTGATATGCTGGCAGACCATGAGGAACGCCTGTGTATGTTGGAACTCACCACAACCACTGTATGACAGGAAAGGAGCAGGACCATGACAACTGTATACAATCTTTGCAAGCTGCTGATTGACCGGGGCCGCACTGACGGCCTTCAGGAGAAGATGGACGTGTATCTCGCCGCCGACAGGCTGACCCCGGAGGAATACAGCGCCCTCAGTAAGATGCTGACTGCGGAGGCGGCAGAGTAAGGAGGTCCCAATCAATGGACGAGAAGTGTATTCTGGACCCGCAAAGGGACTGCCTGGGCCTCCAGAAAGCCAATATGCTGGAAAAGCAGATGTCGGAATGGCGGGAGGCGTCCCGCAGCACCCACAAAGAACTCTTTGACCGGATGCGGGAACTGGAAAAGGCGGAGGCCGCCCGGAATGAGCAGTACGACAATATCATGGAGAAGCTGGACCGGCTGATCGCATGGCAGGAGGCCGAGCAGGCCAAGCCGAAAAAGCGGTGGGAAGCCATCGTGGACAAGTCCGTGTGGGCGGTTCTGGCGGCTGTGATTGCGTTTATTTTGGCCCGCATTGGGCTGTAAAAAAGCGACGCCCCCGAAGGAGCGCCGCAAGCCCGTAGTATTCGTTGTCTCCGTCCATTGCGACTTAACGCGGAGGGAGCGCTATCAAAACAGCACACGTCTGCACAACGGGCAATAACATCTTACATCATTAGAAACCGGCGGTCAAGCCGGATATTTGAAAGGAGCTACCAATCATGAACAAGACCATCAATAACATCATCGATGACTTCAAGAGCGGCAAGATTACTGTGGAGGATGCCAACAAGCTGCTGGTTGAGGCTGGCGCCGGATTCTCCCTGAACCCCGAAAAGAACCCCTATGGCGGATGGACCGAGGCAGAGATGGCGGAGGGATTCCTTCCCGGCGAGGAAAAGGAGCCTCTTCCGGACAAGGTAGACATGGGCCGAAATCAGGCGCTTGCCGGACAAGTGGTTCGCCAGAATACCAAGCGCGGAAAGTTTGATGTGACCTATGATGCAGACGGTTATGCCATCAAGGCCATCCGAGTGTAATCGGGAGGTCTGATATGGACATTTCCTCTCTTGGCATCACCGGAGTGGCGGCTATCACCGTCATCTGCCTGCTGATTGGGCAGGGCGTGAAAGCGTCCTCTCTGGACAGCAAGTTCATCCCTATCATTTGCGGTGTCTGCGGTGCTGTGCTGGGTGTGGTAGGTATGTTCCTTATGCCGGACTTCCCGGCCACGGACTACATCACTGCGGCGGCTGTGGGCATTGTGAGCGGCCTGGCTGCTACCGGAGCCAACCAGGTAATCAAGCAGCTGGGAAGTGACAGTAAATGAGCTACACGATAAAGGAGCAGCTGGCGAACTCCGGGAACTATGGCGGTTCCCGGAACGCCAGCCAAATCCGGTATCTAGTGTACCACTACACCGGAAATGACGGGGACAGGGCGGCAAACAACGCAAAGTATTTTCAGAACAACATCGTCAAGGCCAGCGCCCACTACTTTGTCGATGATACTACAGTCTGGCGGTCTGTGCCTGATCTAAAAGTGGCATGGTCCGTCGGCGGCAGCAAGTACGCCAACGCCCACAAGACTGGCGGCGGCACCATGTATGGTGTTATCACCAACACCAACAGCCTTTCCATTGAGATGTGCGACACCATCCGGAACGGCGTCTATCAGGCCAGCGAAGCAACTCTTGCCAACGCTGCCGCCCTGGGCCGGGCACTGATGGAAAAGTACGACATCCCAATTGAGAACGTGTACCGTCACTTTGATGTGACTGGGAAGCACTGCCCGTCGTACTTGGTGAACGCCCAGAAGTGGGCAGAGTTCAAGAAGAGACTGGAGGTCAAGATCATGGACAATACACCCAGCGGCGCCCACAAGGAGGGCGTGGAATGGGCCATTGCAAACGGCATCCTGACGGGCAACAGCGAGGGGGACCTGATGCTCTCCCAGCCCGTTACCCGGCAGCAGATGTGCACGATGCTGTATCGGTTTTGGAAGCTGATCGAAAGGACGTGAAACTGTGGCAACTGCCCGTGTCAGATTACCGGATAGCCTGGATGGCCTTATGCGCTCCGAGATGGAGACGGCCATCCGGGAAGCTAATCTTGGGAACGACGATACGGACATTGCCCGGCGCTACCTGATCGACCAAGTCCCGCAGATCGACATTGCAGCGGAGTTCGGCTGGGAGCGGTCTACCATCTCTCACCGAGTCAAACGGATTCTCCACAAAGTTGAAAGCACAGCTCAAAAACTACATTTCACATAATTTCACCTAAACCCCGCTTGGGAACCACCCAGGCGGGGGCTTTTTTTGCGAAAATATCATCAGGAGGACGTAAGGGACAAGGGCTGGTACACGTCGCCGCCCTCCTTGCGGCCTCCTGATTTCTTAACATAAGGACGTGTTTGATTTGATTCTGAATGGTTCAGAACTGGTGGCCCGGCTGGTGGCCTGTGGCTTCACGGAGTCCACAGCAAGAGACACCTGCGAGAAGTATGCGGCGGAGGGAGACTTCTCCGGATTGGAACGGTTTATCCGGCAGAATGAGCTTTTGTATGATGACCGAAAGCAATATGTTTGAATTTTACAATCCGAATCCCTACGAGAAAAATGTGGGGGACTGTACCGTCCGGGCCATCTCGAAGGCGCTGGAGCAGGACTGGTACAGGACATACCTTGGCCTCTGCATTGAGGGCGCTGTGAGAGGCGATATGCCCAGTGCAAACGCCACATGGGGGGCTTATCTCCGACGGCATGGCTTTCAGCGTGACATGGCACCCGAGGACATGACCGTGGCGGAGTTTGCGATGGGGCATCCAAACGGGACTTACATTCTGGCCCTGTCCGGCCATGTGGTATGCCTGCAGGATGGTGTGATCTACGATACATGGCACAGTGAACACGAAACTGTGCTGTACTACTGGCAGAAAGGATGACGTGAGATGCCTAACTATCCCTATTACTATCAGCCGTACCAACCGTATCAGCCGCCTATGGCGGACCAACTGACGCAGCTGCGGCAGTCCTATCAACCCATGCAGCAGCCGCAGCAAGCCCCGGCGTCTCCGTCTATTGTGTGGGTGCAGAGCGAGATGGAGGCGGCTAATTATCTAGTCGCTCCAAACTCCGCTGTTACGTTATGGGACAGCAACTCTCCAGTGGTCTATCTCAAACAGGCGGACGCAAGCGGCAAGCCCAGCATGAAGATATATGACCTTGTAGAGCGCAATCAGAGGCCCGTACAGGCCCCGCAGGCTCCAACGGTAGAGTATGCGCCCCTGTCCCGCTTGGAAGCGTTGGAGGCCCGCCTGGATGCGCTGGCGGCAAAAGATAAGGAGGATGCAGAATGAACCCGTTTTATCAGGCTATGGGCGGCAACAGACAGCCCAACATGATGCAGCAGTTTCAATCCTTCATGCAGCAGATGCGGGGCAAAGACCCCAACGCCATGATACAAGAGATGGTATCCTCTGGACGCATTTCCCAAGATCAGCTTAACCAGGTCCAAAAGCAGGCCCAGCAGATGTCAGGTGTGTTTGAAGGGATGCGGGGAATGTTTGGGAAATAAAAAGCAGGGGCATTAAACCCCTGCATATCTCCAAGCATATCCGTGTGTTTGAGAAAACAACCCTTTACAACATTTTCCGATTTTGGTTGCTAAGCACCCAGTTTCTCGTGCAGCTTCTTCTATACTCCCATACGTTGCAAGGACTTTCCCGGTCAATAAGTCTATTTGTTGAACAGAAATAGAGGACGCATTTTGAAACCCGGATTTTCCAAGCCACGGTTTAGACCCTTTATTTATCCCGATTTTATATGCGTGTTGATTGTTTTCTGATGGAGTGCACCACTCCAAATTATCAACACAGTTATTAGTTTTATCTCCATTGATATGGTTTACCTGTGTCTTATCCTTCGGGTTTTCTAAAAAGGCAGATGCAACCAGCCTGTGGACCTGAAAATATTTAGATTTCTTATCTTTATATAAACTAACACGTAAATACCTTCCGTCGGCACAAACCGGAGATAAAATTTTTACTCTATCGTGCATTTTGGTGGACTGTAAACTTTTGACCCGTCCCATGTTGCTTACTTGATATAGCCCTTCATAACCGGCAATATCTTTCCAAATTTCGTTCATAGCACTTACCCTTTCATGCTCCCTGAATTTTAGATTGCGTGGAAACCGTCAGGGTAACGGCTTATCGGGAGCGACCCTATCCACGCATAACAATTATATCAAAAAATCAGCAAAAAGTATATAGATGCGGCCGCATTTATAAATATTTTCACAAAGGAGAAAGTTATATGTCTCTTAGTAATGATGCAACTCTGACTATGCCGGTAGCTCCTGCGTATTCTGCTGGCGGTTATGGTAGCAATGGCTCCATGTGGGGTGGAGACTGGTCTGCCTGGATTATTTTGTTCCTCATTTGGGGTGCTTTTGGTGGCGGCTGGGGTAATGGTTTCGGCGGTAGTTTCGGTGGGGCGAACGGCCCTGGTTTCCAGGGGTATGCCACACGCTCTGATATCAACGAGGGCTTCGCCCTGAACAACCTCCAGAGCGGCATCAACTCCATCCAGAATGGAATCTGTGACAGCACCTATACCCTGACCAACGCCATCAACAATGGCTTCCACGGCGTTGACACCGCTGTGTGTAACCTGGGCTATCAGACACAGGCGGGCTTTAACGCCCTCGGCGCCCAGCTTGCGCAGTGCTGCTGCGATACCCAGCGGAGCATTGACGGCGTCCGCTATGACATGGCTACCCAGGCTTGCGATACCCGCAACACCATCCAGTCCAGCACGCGGGACATCATCGACAATGCCAACGCCAACTCCCGGGCAATCCTGGACTTCCTGACCCAGGACAAGATCGCTACTCTGACGGCTGAAAACCAGAGCCTGAAGTTCCAGGCTTCTCAGGCGGCGCAGAACGCTTTCTTCAGCGCCAATCAGGAGGCGCAGACTGCCGAGCTGATCCGCCGCATCAATCCCATGCCGGTCCCGGCCTATCAGGTGCCCAATCCTTATGCCGGATGTGGCTGCAATCCTTGCGGCTGCGGCTGCTAAAATCCAATACATCAACTTTCCGGCATGACCGGAATGTTCGGCCCCGTGCCGATTTTGAACCATGCGGCGGGGCAACAGCCTCGCCGCTATCTTTTTGAAAGGAATGAAGTTTATGGCTGAATACAGCAACAGCGCAATTGTAACCGTTGCCGCTGGTCAGAACGTGCCTTTTACCGAGGAGGCAAACACAGGCAAGCCCTGCATTGTGCATCGGGAAGGCGCTGGGCTGGTGACTCTTCGCGGGCTCACGAACCAGTGTCGGGCAAAATTCAAAGTCTCCTTTGGAGCGAATATTGCTATCCCCACCGGTGGGACCGTGGAGGCCATCACGGCAGCGATCTCCATCAATGGTGAGGCGCTGAACGCTTCCACCGCTACCATCACCCCGGCTGCCGCAGAGGATTTCTTCAATATTTATGTTTCCGCTGTGGTGGATGTCCCTCGTGGCTGCTGTGTTACCGTAGCCGCCCGAAATACCAGCACCCAGCCTATCCTCGTTGCCAACAGTAATTTTATTGTTGAGCGCATCGCGTGAAAGGAGAAAAACATGAGAGAATACAGTGAAGTCAGAGAAATCCTCTGCGATCTCCTGTCTGATTCCATCAAAGACGGGAAAATTGCTATCGGTGATGTAGAGATCATCAAGAATATGCTGAGCGGCATTGAGAAGACATACAAGATTGAAATGTTTGAAGAGGATGGCAGCTACAGTCAGGCAGCCGACATGGACTCTCCTTCCAGCTATGCCAGAGGCTCCAGCTATGCCAACCGTGGCAAGCACTATGTCCGGGGCCACTACAGCCGGGACGGCGGCTACTCCCGTGACGGGCGCGGCGGATACAGCCGCCACGACTCCAAAGAGGCTATGATGGAGCAGGCTCAGGAGATGATGGATAACGCTACTACTGAGAGGGAGCGCGACGCCATTCGCCGCTTTATGTCCGAACTGGGTCGGGATTGATAGGGGGTGCCCCCTATGCTAGACCCCAAAGAGATCGACATTGAGATTGCACGTCTCGAATATGGAGAAAGCAGCTATCCCGCATACGCTAAATTGGCAACCTTGTACACCATCAAGAACCAGATGCAGAAGCAAGAACCGGAAATGCAAAATCGCACCTATGAGCAAGCCTATTCTGCGGCTCCGGCTGAAATACCTGTAGAGGTCGGGAGATACGGAGACAGCGAATTTCTCCGCGAGGTTGAAGGGAGAAACGAGGAGCAGGTATGGGGCATTATGGATGACTTGATGGACACGCTACAAGTTGCTAACCCCCGTGTGTATAACGGGGTAATGCGGAAGATTAGAGGATTGTAATGTTACTTACACGTTACTAACAAACATAAAATCTTTTGAATAAAGAGAAACCCTAGAACCTTTGCGGCTCTAGGGTTTTCTTTGGTGGAGACTACTGGACTCGAACCAGTGACCTCCTGCGTGTGAAATATAGTATTATACTTTCTCAAAACATTGTAGAATGGTTAAACCGAGTAATTTCAAGGAAAATCGAAACTTAAATCGAGGAAAATTTTTAAAAACTTTTTTAGGTTACTAACAAATTTCTAACAATTTTCGACTGCCTGTATCAATTCATCTGCGTCTGTATGCACATAGATATTTGCTGTGGTACTGTAATCCGCATGGCCCAGGATTTTTTGCAAGGTCTCCGGAGCCATTCCCTGTTTTCTTGCCCAGCTGGCATAGGTGTGCCGGGTGCAATGCGGGTTTTTCTGCGGAATGCCCAGTTTCTTCAACAGAGGGTAGTAATCCCGTTTGCGGTAGTTTTCCGGGCGGCGCTGGCCGGTATATCCAGACAGGAGTAGTGGCCCGGTTGCCTGTTGGGCGAAATAGGCAAAATAGCCGCGCCCTTCTAGACGGATAGGAATGATGCGATTGCGTCCGGCCTCTGTTTTTTCTCCGCCTATAACATAGGCACCGTGGTAGTCCGCAAGAGGCAGTGAGAACAACTCCCCAATACGCATACCTGTATAAATCAGCATAAGAACGATTTTTGCCGTTTCGCTGTTATCAGCTTCCAGTTTTGCGATTTCTTGGTCTGTAAAGATGTCTTTTTCTTTTTTGACGTTTTCCGGGAGCCGGACGAATTTGGCAAAGTTGGTGGTGCAGATTTCCTCCCGGATGGCCCATTGTGACATCTGCGTAATCAACTGCTTGTACTTTGACACGGTGGAGTGCGATTTCTGCATGTGTGGGTCTAGGGCCAACTGAAAATCTGCTGTGCGGAGGTCCCTGAATTTCTTCTCGTGGAGCGGGGTAAACACAGCAAAGGCCCGATTGTATCCCTCAATTCCTTTTTCGCCGATCTCCTGATAATGCTCAGCTTTCCACACCTCAAATACCTCGGCAAATGTCATGTTGTACCGCTCAGACAAGTCCCGACCAGACAGTTTTTCCAGAGCCTCTGTAGCGTCTGTTTTGCGCTCATAATACCCGATGATTACTTTATTTTTGGCAGCTACCCAAGGACGGCGCCGCCGGCCGGACAGCTTATAAACTGTTCCGGTGCCATTCGCACGTTTCAAGGCCTTCCGTGGGGGAGTGCCAGTCTGTTTCTTTCCGCAGGCAGGACAGTATGTCGCCCCTTTAGGCAACTCCGCTTTGCAACGTATACAGTTCAAAAAGACACCCCCTTATAAGTACGCCGCCAGGGGAGACCTGACGGCGGGGTTTATACATAATACGGATTTGGCTTCATTAAAATCGCAATCAAATCAATAATCCATCCCACAAAAAACAAACCAGCAGTGAAGATATAGACGACTCCCATAAGTATTTTCCCTTCATAGAACTTGTGAGCGCCGACAAGTCCAAGGAAAAGACAGAGGACGAAAGCTACCCATTTGTTTTTTTCTTTCCCTCTGTTCTCCATTTTAACATCAACGGTGTTTGTGTTGGTGTTGTTGATCACGACCGGCTGCTGGCTTGACTTCAAATCTTCAACTTGCTTTCCGCAAATCGGGCATACGATGCAATCTTGATCTATCTGCTGGCCGCAATGCTTGCAAAATTTTTTCCCTGGTTGCAAAATTTCATTTCCCATTTTATCATCTCTCTAAAAAATATTTTTTGTTGCACGCTTCCGTGCAATTTCGACACAACGTTAAGCATATATTGTAAACAAAAAGGAGGAATGTCAGATGAACCTTGAAAAAGACCTGATCCAGATTATCAGCAAAAGCACAAACAAAGAGGCCGCTATTCTGACTGCGATGGAAGTAATCCACGCTGAACTAGAACGGCTTTTATCTGAGCCAGAATTCCCGCTTTCAGATCATCAGGCAACAAGCGGAAAATCTGAATAAGTTCTTCTTCCATCCCGTCTACCTTTTTGGTGGGCGGGATTTCTTTTTGCTCTATTGTCGTTTCTTGGCCCACTAATTCTTCATAGGTCATTTTGAGGGCGGATGCCGCTGCCATAAGCTTTCTTCTGCTTGGCTGGAATGTGTTCGTATTCCATTGAGAATAAGTTGCAGACGAAATTCCAGACTTTTCATAAAATTCTGTTTTAGACATACCTAGTTCTATTCGTCTAAGCTCTATTCTTTTGAGAATTGTAGAAACATCCATAAAATACCCCTATTTTTGTGCAAAACATAAAAAACAAGAAAATACTAAGTCTAAGCTTGACTTTGCATAAAAACGAGAGTATACTAAGTTTAGCTTTAAGGGCAATGCAAAACCAAGCCCACAATTTAGCGGACTTCTAAATTTATTATATTAGGTGGTACTTCTATATTAAGTTAAGTTTGCTAAATTGTCAAGTAAAACTTAGTGTTTGGAGGTGAAATAGGTGGGTTTTAGAAACGCTAGGGTTAAAGCCAGTCTATCAGTTGCGCAAGTTATGAAAGCTTTGTCCGTTTCAGACGCGGCTATTTATCAGTGGGAGACAGGTGAAACTACACCAAATGCAAAGAGACTCCCTGAAATCGCAAAGCTCTACGGCGTCACCATAGACGAGCTTCTTTCGGATCAGGGCGAAGGGTGAGGGGAGGTGAGAGAGATGGACAATCAGCAGATATTAGAGACGCTCGAAAAGCAGCTGCAACTACTTTCCGAGCGTTCCAAGAAGTGCATATCAGATAGCGACTTGGTAGCACTTTCTAATGCAATGCTTAGCATTAGTCAGTTGCTTTTAAATCCTTGAACCATCCAGATTTAGCTTTAATTCGGTGGTCTTTAAGGATTTCATAGTACGCTTCTTGATACATAGTATGAATTTCTGACGGTGTTTTTTCTCTAAGGTCTTGATTTTGCAGATAAAGCATCGCAAGTGCCTCTGCATAGCTATCAGGAAACGTCTTGAGAGTTTCATTAGACATAAGGCTCACCCCCTTTCTCCCCTCATCCTATCACATTCAGGGAGAAAGGACAATAAAGATGCCCCCGCCAGTGCTAGCGACACCGACGAGGGCTGCGGAGACCTATTGAGTACACCAACAGGCCCGCGAGGTTATTATACACGCCTCCGGGTCAAATGACAAGGAGGTTTTTATGAACGAAAAAGACAGCATCAAAGACCTGGAGTCCCAGGCGCGCAACACCAAACACCTGATGGACAAGTTAAACCGGGCGGCGTATGGAATGACCTTTGATGAGGCTATCCGGATTGGAAAAATACCTCAAATTCTAGATACAAATAAGGAGGAGACGTGAAAGAACTAACCATCGACCCGGAATTTCGGGATAAGATACCACCCCTATCAGAGGACGAGTTCTCCAAACTAGAGCAGAATATTTTGGAGGATGGGGAAGTCCGCGAACCGCTGGTTGTGTGGCGCAACACTATCATTGACGGCCACCACCGTTACAAAATCATCCAGAAGCATCCTGAAATCCCTTTCAAAGTGAAGCAGATGGACTTTCCCGATAAGTGGGCAGCAATCGTCTGGATGTGCCGGAACCAGTTGGGACGGCGGAATATTACCAGAGAACAGCGCGATTACCTTCTATCTCAAGAGTACGAGGCCCAGTGCAAGACGGTTGGTGGAGACGGCTCAAACCAGTACGAGAAGAAAGAGCAAT